TGCGCGCGACCAGCTGCAGGCGACGATGGCCGCGACCATGGCGGCGGCCGAGCTGCTGGGCGCGCGCGAGCACCTGCAGCACTTCGCGGCGCTCGACCGGCGGCTGGCCCGGTTCGCCGCCGAGCCATCGCAGACGATCCTGCCCAACGTGACGTTTCAGGAGGCGGTCGACGCCTTCGTGAACCGCGTCCCGCAGGTCGTGCAGCCCGCGGCCGTGCGCCTGGCCCAGCACGTTGGCGAGCTCTACAAGCACGGCGCCGTCGCGTTCGCGCGCGCGGCCGAGACCTCGGTGGTGCGCGCCGCGCAGCAGTTCATCGCGAGCGCGATGCGCGAGGGCATCGACGAGGGCGAGGGCGGCCGCCGCCTGGCGATGACCGCGAACGAGCTACGCCGCGAGTCGGCGCCATGGTCCGAGGCCTATGCGCGCATGGCGTTCCGCACCAACGTCAACACGGCGGTGACGGCCGGGCGCTTCCGCGTGGCGCGCGACCAGGACCTGCGCGCCGTGCTGCCTGCGTTCGAGTTCGACGCGGTCGACGACGCGGACACGCGGCCGAACCACGGCGCCGCCAGCGGCAAGGTGTGGTCGGTCGAGAACCCGGTGTGGGGCAGGCTGTCGCCGCCGCTCGGCTACAACTGCCGCTGCCAGGTGCGCGCCGTGTCGGTGGTCGAACTCGAAGCCCGCGGCAAGCTCGACCGCCACGACCGCGTGATCGAGGACCCGGTGCCGCAGGACGCACACCCCGACGAGGGGTTCGTGCATGGCGGTAGGCCCGACCTCCACATGGTGGGCCGGTGACAGCCGCGCCCGCGCCGAACTGGGAGACCACGCGGCAGCTGTTTCGCCGCATTGCGGCCAGCGAGGGCGTGGCGCGCGTGGCCGAGCAGGTGCCAGCCGATCCCGTGACCGTCTACCGCATCATTTCCGGCGCCCACAAGAACCCGACGCGCGCCGTGCGCGCCGGCATCGAGCGCATCGTCGCCGAGCATCAACGAGAGGACTGAGCCATGGCAGCAATCCCGATGGGCAACAACGAGCCCATTCAACCGGCATACCCGACTGGCGCGGCGGTCCTGCAGTGCTCGTTCCCGCGACCGAATGACACCGTGGCTTACACGGCCGGCGACGCGATCACCGACAACACGGCCTCGGCTGGCTACATGGTGTTCGCCGGCGCCGGGCGCAGTGGGCTCCTGTGGACCGCACACCTGTTCATGGGGACCGACGCGACCGTGGGCACTCCCGACTTCGACCTGCTGGTGTATGACCGACCGCCGGTCAACGGGTCGAACGACAACGTCGCCATGGCGTTGACCGGCAGCATCGCCACCGGCGACCAGGCGCGCATCGTCGGCGTGTTCCACTTCCTGGCGGCGAACAAGGTCACGTTCGGCGCGAACTTCTCGCTCTATCGGCCGACCGGGCCGCTCGGCGAGGGGTTCACCGGGCCGTTCGCGTATTCCGGCGACGGCGGCCTCTACGCGCAGCTGGTGGCGCGCAGCGCGTTCACGCCGGCCGCCAACACGCTATTCAGCGCGAAACTGCACATCGACCGTCAAGGAGTGATCCGATGAACCTTCCCGGCTATCGCGCTACGCGCAATCCCGACGGCTCGATGGTCGTGCACGACGTGCCGATCTTCGTCGAGTGCAAGCGCGGCGAGTTGGACTTCAACGCCGAGTGGATCAGCGCCGCGGTCGACCGCGCGCGCGAAGCTGCCACCGAGGGCTATTACCCGCCGCTGCACGTGCGCCACCACGAGGGCGGCGACAACAGCGACGTGACGCCGGCCGGCTTCTTCCGCATCACGGGCGTGCACGCGATCACGTTCAAGGGCAGTTCTAAGCTGGCGGTGTTCGCCGATCTGGTGATCACCAATCCGGGCGTCAGCTACGACGTGTTGCAGAAGCGCCTGCCTTACCGATCGGTCGAGATCCTCGACGTGCAGACGCCTGCACTCGATTCGTTGGCGCTGCTCGACCACGAGGCGCCGTACCTCGAGCTGCCGATGCTGATGGTTTCCGATGTGCGCGACATGGCCGGCGCCTCACAGGGGCCGGTTGTTGCGTCCGCAACTTTCGCCAGCCCGTGGAAGTCGAAGGCGTCTCGCGAGGACTTGCCGGTGCTAGCGTTCTACCGACGAGGCAACAGTGCCCATCTCGTAACCGAGGACCCGCCAGTGAAGCCGAAGACCGAGGACAGCAAGCGTCGCGCGCGCATGGCGGCCGAGGATCGCGATCGCATCTCGGACGACGACAGCAATGTCGGCGGCGGCAAGAAGACCTCGGCGAAGACCGAGAAGATGGACGCGGCGGACGGCCCGGCGCCCGAGGGCGGCACCACGGTGGCCGACATCATCAAGACGATCAAGAGCGGCAAGATCGCGGTCAAGGACATGGAGGCGATCGTCGCCGCCATCCGCGAGCGCGAGGCCGACAAGCAGGACGACGACGCGCCGGCGGACGTCGACGCACCCGGAGCCAAGATGCGCAAGCAGGACGACGACGAGGAGGTGATCCAGTTGCACGTCGACGACGAGGGCGAGACGCCCACGCCCGCCAAGCCGCGCAAGCCCGCGGCGGCCGACGACGACGACCCGGTGGCGATCGAGCTGGCCGCGATCCGTGGCGAGAACGCCGCGCTGCGCAAGCGCCTCGACGCCAGCGACGCGAGCGGCAAGCGCAAGGACGACGTCGCCATCGCGCTGCAGCGGCTCAAGGGCCGGCCGATGGGCGCCGAGGTCGAGAAGGAGCTGGTCGCGTTCCACAAGGAGCACGGCCCGAAGGCCTTCGCCGCCTACGTCGACCGCATCGTCAAGACCTTCGCGCAGGCGCCGGACGACGCCGATGCGGCGGCGCGGTTCGCCGGCGGTGACGTGCTCGACGAGGACATGCCCGAGTGCGTCGAGCCGTGGCACGGCAACGGCGCCAAGGCGGTCGCGCAGGCGGCGGCGTTCGCCAAGGAGTGGGAGCTGCTGAAGAGCAAGGGCGGCCTGCGATCGACGCAGGAGAACTACGTCGCCATCAACATGGCGCGCGCCGGGTTCAAGCCGCCGCGCAAGCCGAAGCCGGCCGTCAACGGCAAGGCCTGAGACCCGACACCCGACACTGACCCGACCCGACACCCGACACAGAGGACACGATGGCCGACCGCACGTTCAACAAGGTCTACCGCGGCGAAGAGCGCGGCATGCGCTCCATGATCGTGAAGAACGCGGTCCAGCTGTATGGCGGCATGCTGGTCGGCAGCGCCACGGCGGACGGGTTCATCGACGTGTGGAACAACGTCGCGACCACGATCTTCTGGGGGCTGCTGCTCCAGGACGTGCTGGGCGCCACCGGCGCGACGCCGCCGGCCACCGGCCGCGTCAACACCGCGGGCGTGACGCTGAAGGGTGTCGCGGTCGCCGGCACGCCGACGCAGGCCAAGATCGGCTCGCCCGTCTACTCGCAGACGTCGAACCCCGACGACATGACGATGACCGCCGCGACCTCGCGCGCCATCGGCCTCCTGGTCGCGTTCCGCACCGCGTCGGACTGCGACGTCCAGTTGTTCACGCCGGTCGAGTTCCTGGCCTTCGCGTCCTGATCCCGGGCCCGCACAAGAGGTAACCCAGCATGTCGTCCGTCATCTCCAGCGCGGTGCTCGCCAACGGCCTCCGCACCGAGTTCGTCGACACCTACAACTCGATCCGCAATCGCCAGGCGGACGGCCGCGTCGGCCAGGTCATGGACCTCGGCATCACGGCGACGAACCGGAAGCACGAGTTCGCCTACTTCAACGCGGCGCCGCACATGGAGTACTGGCAGCGCGGGAACACCATCCCGAGCGACGCCTTCGACTCGGTGCAGTTCTCGGCCGTCGTCTACGAGTGGGCGCGCCGCGTGAAGTGGAGCAAGTTCGACCGCGAGGACGACCAGACGCAGTCGCTGATGACCGCCGCGCGCAAGGCCGGCGAGTCGGCCGGCCTGCTGCCCGAGCGCTTCCTGTTCGACCTGCTGAACAACAGCACCTCGCTGTCGACCACGCTGCCCGCGATCCCGAACGCGCCCGACGGCGTGTCGCTGTTCTCGACCACGGACGGCACCGGCGCGGCGCGCTTCGGCGCGACGAACGGCAACCTGCTCGGCGGCTCCGGCGTCGCGACGCTGTCTGCGATCCTGACCGACTACTACAAGGTCATCACGCAGTTCATGCTGTTCCAGGACGGCAAGGGGCAGCCTTTGTTCAGCCCCGAACTGATCGCTGGCGGCGTGCTGATCATCTTCTCGGCCGCCGACCTCCAGGTGTTCGAACAGGCCTTCCTGCAGGTGCGCCAGGGCGTGGTGTATGGCTCGAACACCGCCGCGGCCGCGGTCACCAACGTGGTGCAGGATGCGAGCCGCAACGTCGAGCTGTGGAGCTCGCCGCGCCTCGCGACCCTCGACTGGTATGTCGCGCTGAAGAACTCGCCGACCAAGCCGCTGGCGCTGCTGCAGCGGTCCGGGCTGAAGGAGTACCAGTCCCTCGCCGACGACAACAACAGCGACCACACCCGCAACACGGCCGAGGAGTACGTGCAGTGGGAGATCCGCGAGGGCGCGTTCAGCGCGCTGCCCTACGGCCTGATCAAGGTCAACAACTGAGCGCGGCGCGACCGCGCGCGTGACTACGCGGGCCGCTGCTCCTGCCGGGGCGGGCGGCCCGTGCTGTATCCGGCCCTGGCATCGACCACCGAAGCGGAGAACAAACGCGATGGGCGACACACCACAGAATCAGCCGGGCAAGCCCGGCCAGAAGAAGGCGACCGGTCTACCACCGGCGCAGTTCATCCCCGACCTCGAGACGCACCGCAACGCCATCACCGTCAAGCGGTGGTATTGGATCGGCGCGCTGCCGTCGCTGCCGACCGAGTCGTGCGACCTGGCGGGGTTCAACTTCCCCAAGGTCAACGAGCTGGTCGAGAGGGATGGCGACGGCCAGACCACCCGGCTGCCGATGATCGGCGCGCTGGTGCAGTGGACGCGCGAGGACCTCGACCGCATCCGCACCAAGATGGCGCGCACCGTGGTGCGGTTCTACGAGGCGCGCGACCCGCAGGCGCCGAAGACCAAGGACCCGCGCCTGCACCGCGCGCGCAGCGGCCGCAAGGGGCAGCTCATCACCATCCCCACGGCGCAGGAGCTGCAGCAGCGCCGCGAAGCCGGCCTGACGCCGGTCATCTACCAGCAGTCGCCGTTCGACGAGCCGGTGGCGGCGTTCGTGTTCGCGCAGCTCTGCGCCGACCAGGACGCGCCCGACCGCGGCGCGCAGTACCCGCTGCCGGTGTCCAAGACGGGCATCGAGTGGGGCGAGGACCGCCCGGCGACCGAGGTCGCGTAACCAAGAAGAACCATGTCCGGCACCCCCACCGAAGCAGAGATCCAGACGCAGTGGAAGGCGGCGGTCGACGTCCTCGAGACGTTCCGCAACTTCGCCGACGGCACGATGGTGCTCGGTGGTGGGAAGCTCGACGTGCTGGTGCAGTCGCTCGAGGGCGACTTCACTCCGTCCGGATTGGCGCAGTGGGGCGACGGCGCGCGCGCGGCGATGTCCTCGGTGGTGACGCCGGGCAATGTCAGCGCCGCGCTCACGCCGCTGCTGTTCGAGTACCGGCGCATCCTCGCGATCGACGCGACGGTCGGCTTCGGCAGCGGTTTCAGCAACCTGGCCGAGGCGATGCGCGCCCTCTACGAGTGGTTCGTCGCGAAGGGCCTGTCGGTCAAGACGCGCGCGATCACCTATGCGGGCGCCGTCCTCAGCGGCTCCAACGGTGGCTCCGCTTTCGGCAACGGCGCCATGGACCGCCTGACGGTCGACGAGAACGGCTTCAACATCGAGGCCTGCCACGTCGAGAAGAAGGCGTTCAGGTGCCGCGCCGACCAGAACAGCGGCACCGAGAAGAACGCCGAGGTCTTCGAGGTGGTCGGCACCGCGCAGTCGTTCGACTCGCTGCTGCGCGCCTCGTTCGGCTCGGGCGAGACCATTCGCCGCACGATCGTCAGCAAGCACGCCGGCAGCTCGGAGGGCGGGTCGCTGCTCAACAACAGCAGCTTCTCCGACTTCAGCGCGACCGCGACGCCGAAGTTCAATAGCTGGACCGAGACCGCCGGCGGCGCGCAGCTCGCGCAGGACACGACCAACTTCTACCGGTCGTTCCCCGGCGCGCAGGTCGACGCCTCGCTGAAGATCACCGGCGGCGCCGGCACGGTGACGATCAAACAGACGATCGACAACACGCGCGCGCGGCGGCTCGACCCGAACACGCCGTACTTCCTGCGCATCATGGTCAACAAGACCATCGGCAGCGGGCTCGGCGGCAACGTCGTGATCCGCATGGGCAGCAAGTCGGCCACGATCGCGGTCGCGTCGCTGGCCGCCGGCTGGAACGAGTTGAAGATCGCGCTCGGCACCAGCAACTGGTTCCGCAAGTTCGACGAGGATCCGTGCGACATCGAGATCGAGTGGAACACCTCGACCTCGGGCTTCCTGCTCGTCGACGACGTGCTCTTCTGCCCGTTCGACCTGGTCGATGGCACGTGGTGGTGCCTGCGCCAGAACAACGCGACGCCGATTGCCTGGCTCGTCGACGACGTGCTGACGTTCACCGACACGGGCGGCGCGCCGGCCACCGGCAAGATCCAGTGGTGGCTCTTCGTCGCCGGCTTCGGCTACCTGCCGTCGAGCGGTTCGCCGACGTTCGCGGACCCGTGACGCCATGACGGCCGCCGCCGATCTCTGGACCGCGGTCAAGGCGTCGTACGACTCGGCCGGGCTCTTGACGCTGACCAACATCCGCAACCGGGCGGCGGTCGCGATCAACGACACCGCGGGGACCTCGGCGTCGCAGGCCGTGATCGACCTGTGGCCGATCTACGCGCAGGCCGCCTACGACCCGCTGAGCGCCACGAACATCGAGCTCGGCAAGCTCGGCGTGATCGCCGTGCTGTGGCGGCGCGGCGGGACCTCGAGCACGATCGAGCAGGTCAAGTGGGACGAGGTCTTCGGGCAGTCGGGCGCGATCGCCAACCTGCGGCGCACTGGCGCGCGCGGCCATGCGGAGCCCAAGACCAACAGCGGCGCGCTCCGCTCGCCGGACCTCACCGCCGACGGCCGGCCCGTGCTGCCATGGTCGGACCGCCGCAGCATGCCGCCCAACTTCCTGCCGACCTCGAAGCCCGCCGACGGGCTGGACTCGTGACGCCGTGGTTACGCTGTTCGACGAGGGCGACAAGCTCCGGCGGATCGGCAAGCGGCTGGAAGACCCGCAGACCGCGCTGAAGGTGATCGGCGCCCTGATGGTCAGCGAGAGCCAGGGCGCGTTCCGCGCGCAGTCGTTCGGCGGCAAGGAGTGGAAGGACCGCGCGCCGATCAACGTGTTCGGCCTGCTCGCCGACTTCCGCGTCGGGCGCCAGGCGCCGCTGCCGCGACGGTTCGAGCGGCGTCCGGCCCTGCGCGACACCGGCCGGCTGGCGGCGTCGATCGCCGCGGTGGTCGAGGGCAACAGCGTCGTCGTCGGGACCAATCTTCCCTATGGCTCGGTGCACAACTTCGGAGGCCCGGTCGAGTCCGTCGAGATCACCAAGGACATCCGCTCGCGGCTGTGGGCCTGGCTGCGGCAGCAGACGCGCGAACTGAAGCGCTCGCTCGGCTGGCTGCTCAACAGGAAGCTGGTCGGGACGAAGCTGAAGGGGACCGTGCCGCAGCGCCAGTTCGTCGGCGTCACGCCGCAGACACGCATCGCGATCCGCAAGGCGATCGGCCGCGAGGTCTTCGAGGTGCGGCTGTGAGCGGCAAGGGCGGCCCCACGAACCCGCCGAGCCCGCCGGGCCCCGAGACCGTCAACCTGCTCGCGTCGCCGAGCGCGTCGCCGCGCGTGATCCGTGCGCCAGGCCGCCTGGTCGTGAACCCGACCGACCTGGGGCACGTCTACCCGCACGGCGGCGCCGAGATCGGCCGCGTGCGCGCGATGGTCGTGCGCAGCCTCGGCGGCCCCGGCTTCCGCGTCATGGCCGAGGGCCTCGGCGAGCCGAGCGACATCCTGAAGGCGCCGCAGCGCTATGTGTTGTCCTTCTTCCTGCGCGGGTTCGATGACGCCGCGCTGGCCTCGCTGTGGCCCGACCAGGTGTCCGTCGGCGATCCGAGCGGCCATGCGACCTTCTTGGTGCCGGGCCTCACGGTGCCCGGCCAGTCGGCGGTCGAGGACCGGTCTCGCGTGCTGCTCTTCGTTCCCGACGACGTGATCCGCGCGCCAGCGATCCTCGTCTACCGCGGCATCCCGGACTGGGCCGACGTTGCCGAGATGGCGTTCCAGCGCCAGGACGAACTCGGCCTGCCGATGACCATCGAGTGCCTGCGCGACTCCATCGGCAACACGCTGGCGATCGGTCGGCTGGCGGACCTTACACTGTGAAATCATGTGGCCATTCCAGAAGCGGCAGCTGCCGATCGTCACCAATGCCGCATACGCGCGGTGGTTGCGCGCGCAGCGGCCGTCGTGGGTATGGTTCTTCCGGCTGACCGAGGTCGAGCAAGAGCAGCTCGCGATGCTGGGCGACGAACACGCCGAGCGCACCGCGGTCGGCGTCGGGTACGCAGTCGCTGACCCGGTGCTCGCCGAGGCCGGCGTGCAGGCGGCTCGCGGCGACCTCGAGGGCGAGGTGACGCTCGCGAAGCGGCTGGCGGCCGATGTCGCGGGACGCATCCTGCGGCAGCGCCAGGCGCCCGCAGCCGCGTCCGCGGTCGCGGATCCGCAGCTGCACGTGCCGCGGCGGCCGCCGGCGCCTCGGTCCTTCCCGACGTTCAAGGCGGCCGCCCCGTGAACCCCTGGCAGGTCGCGCAGCAGCTGAAGCACCTGCTCGCAACCGTGCAGTGGGCCGACGGCAGCCAGAGCGTCGTCTTCGGACCGCAGTCCGTGTTCGTGACCGCCGGCGTGCCGACCGACAAGGACATGCCGGCCGGGTTCCCGTTCGCGCAGGTCACGCTCGAGCAGGCCGTGCCGGATCCGGACCACCCCGACCTGATGCAGCAGACCTTCGCCATCGTGATCGCCGCCGAGTGCGCCGGCGACCCGCTGGGCGAGTTCACGATGATCGGTGGCCCGCGGCCGGACCTCGGCAGCAGCGCGGGCGCCGGACTGGCCGAGGTCAGCGAGCGCGTGCGCGCCGCGCTGCAGGCGCTGTCGGGCATGGATGGGCTGACGGTGATCGCGTCGAGCTCGGGCACCGGCGCGCCGCAGCTGCTCGGCGAGGGCATGCAGGTCGCGTTCGAGGAGCTGAAGGTCACGGTGCTGTGCACCAGCCAGCCGTTCTACGCGCCGCCGCAGCAGCTCCAGATGCAGGGCACCACGGCGACCTGGCGCGGCGACCACTGTGAGTCGCGCTTCGACTTCTTCCAGTACCGGCTTGGCCACAAGGCCGGCACCGTGGCGCCGGTGGCGCCGGCCGACTGCGATGCGTTCGACTACACGGGGCCGCACCACGCCACGACGGTCTCGACGGTCTTCGGCCGCACCTATGCGATCTTCGCCGACTACGACCCTCGCGGGCTCGGCTCGGTGTCCGCCAGCAGCCGCGGCGACGAGGTGGGGGCGTTCATCACGCCATGAACCGCCGCGGCGACGACATGGTGCTGGGGCTCGACCTGCAGGCTCCGGGGGCCGAGGACGGCGCTCCGGCGCGGGCCGACGAGCGGCACCGCATGGTGGCGCAGACGCGCGCACTGCGGCTCTTGGTCGAGGCTGGGGCGCGACGACGAGTCATGCGTGCAATGGCGCGCAAGACCGAGGCGCTCGCGGTGCGCAGTGTGGTCGCCACCGGCGTGGAGGCTGGCGGCGCCGTGGCGCGCGGCGCGCGCGCGATCAATCCGATCGGGTTGATCGTCGGCGTGCTACTGGTGGCCGGCGTGGCCACGCTGCGCCTGGCCAGCGGAAAGCCTCTCGAAGGAACCGGCGAGATGATCAACCGGTGGGTATGGGGCGGCCTCGACAGCGAGGCGCGCGGCCGCGCGGCAACCCTCATGGAGATGGAGGACGACAGCACGCTGGCGCGCGTGGCAGCCAACACCATGTCGGGCGGCCGCACCAACCAGCAGTTGCAGACCGTGTTCGATGCGCGCAGCAAGCGGGCCATTGAACTAGAGAAGGCGAGGCGGTTGTTCAGCGAGGCGTTCCCCGCCAACAGCACGCTCGACATGCTGATCCTGCGCGTGCGCGATGCGTGGGTCTCGTGGTGGGCGACCAACGGCGGCGACGCGAAGGTCGACGACGTCGGCCGCGCGCTGGCCCATACGCAGACCAAGGGGCGATGACGTGGACGAGGCCAAGACCCGCGTTGTGCTCGATACCTCTCCGGCGAAGGCGCAGCTGGAGTCGCTGGTGCAGACCGCCAAGGACACGGCCCACACGATGCGCGGCGTCTACCGCTCGACGGTCGGTCGCGGACTCAACGCGATCGGCCTCGGCGGCGCGTTCGGCGCCGGGATGGCGGCGATCAAAGGTGCGACGCAGAGCAGCGCTGGCGACGTCTTCTCCGAAGCGCTGGGGCCGCTGGGCAATCAGATCTCTCACATACTCTTTGGCGACCAAGGCGAGGACGCACGAGCTGCACGCAGCGCGCGCGAGCAGGCCATCGCGACGTTCGGCGCCGCCGCCGGCGCGCAGCATTGGAACTCCGTGCCGGCCGGCGTGCGCAACTGGTACGAGTCCATCAAGAGCCTGCGCCTGCAGGAGGAGAAAGGTCGCACGCTGTTCGAGGCAGACCCGAAGTTCCACGGCCCCGGCATCGGCGAGGTGATCGACCGCATGGTGAAGGGCATCGGGACGCTGTTGTTCCAGGCGGTGGATCATCTGGTGACCAAGCTGAACCCGTTCTCGGGGGCCAAATGACCGCCGTCGTCAACCCGTTCAGCATCACCTATGGCGACCGCGAGGTCGGCGGCGCCACCGAGTTCCAGCTGCACGGCCCCTACACGATCGAGAAGAGCTACGACACGTTCCGGCATGTGTTCACGCTCGTGGTGACCTCCGACTCGTTCGCCGGGCTCCAGGTGCTGAGCGACGCGCTGGAGACCGACTTCCGCAAGCGGCTCACGAAGGGCGACCTGCTGCGCATCGACCTCGGCGGCACTGCGTGGGAATACACCGTCGGCGAGACCCTGCTGCGCGTCGGCGCGCAGATCCAGAAGACGGGCAACGACGAGACCGATCACGGCTTCTCGCGCAGCTACACGGTGTCGATCGAAGGCGAGTTGCCAGCTGACCAGGACGCCGGCCTGCGCGACGTCGAGGTGCTCGTCGAGCGAGCTGCCGGCGGGCAGCGCACCGTGACGATGCGCGGCACCTACACGGCCACCGATGCGGGCGACGCACAGACGCGCTATGAGGCCGACTTCGACAGCCAGGCGCAGCAGTACCTCGACAAGGTGAAGGGCAGCGGCTCGGTCACCTGGGAGCTGGTGCACAACGAGTTCAACCTCGACCGCCAGCGCGACGGCGACGGCGGCCCGCCGTTCCCGCACGTCTGCAACTTCACGCGCCAGTACGTGCAGCTGCTCGCCGACCAATCGCAGGGCGTGCGCGACGACAACCAGATCCGCGACCACCGGCTGACCTTCAGCGACGACGACAATCAGCCGGGCGACTCGGTGGCGGCCATCCGGCGACTGCGGCGCGTCACGGGCTCCTTCGACTGCGCGGTCGACATCGACCAGACCACGGACCTGCAGGCGGTCTATCGCAACAAGATCACGCGGTTCCTGAAGCAGCAGTTCCAGACGCTGTTCACGCCTGCGCTGTTCTGCGTCGAGGCGATGCGCGCTAGCTACGACGAGACCAGCAAGCGCGTGTCGTGCACGTTCCAGTTCCTCTATCAGCCGAGCGGCGGCAGCGCGGTGGTCGAGGTCGCGATCTCGGTCGCCTATCGCGAGAACCGCACGATCGACTACACGCCGGTGCACGGCACGGACGAGTTCGCGTTCTATGCGGACGTCGGCTGGACGATCCGGCAGCGCGTGTGGGACCGAGTCGTGATGGTGCTCGGCCAGGAGACGCCGAAGACCCGCATCGGCACTCGGCCACGCGCCGGCGCCGCGGGACTGTTCGAGAACACGGTCGGCGGCGTGATCGGCCCCGATGCTGGCGGCGACCGCAGCGGCGTGGTGGCCGACGGCTGGAACATCGTGTCGAACATGAGCCAGGTGACGCCGCAGTTCATTGGCGACCCTGACAGCACGCAACTGGTCGGCTATCGCCTCCAGGAGCAGATCATCGAGCAGTTCCACAAGAAGCCGGCGGGGCGCGCACAGAGCCCGCGCGGCCCGACGACGCCAGGGTAACCGATGGCCGGCAACACGCTGCAGAAGGCTTCCGCGACGCTCGGCGGCGTGCCGTTGGCGGCGACCTCGGGCATCGCGTGGAAGTTCGTGAGCGGCACCGCGCCTTACGTCACCGTGATGTCGGTGCACATCAGCAACTGGGACGACCTGAAGGGTCAGCGCGGGAAGCCGATCTCGCTGGAGATCACCGACAGCCGGGGCACCACGATGACCATCGAGAAGGTCTACGTGCTGCACGAAGCGCCGAGCAGCTCGCCGCACCTGAAGTCGTTCGTCGTCGCCGACCTGCGCTGGCGCTGGCCCTACAAGCTCGTGGTGCGCGACTTCAACATGCCGCGCAAGACCGGCGACCGCACGCCGTTCAACCAGGTGCCAATCGAGAACCAGCAGGTGGTCGACAAGTACGACTACCTCCCCTACTCGGTCGATCCGACGAGTGGGCAGCGCTGGACGGCGCGCAGCGCGGTCGAGGAGGTGTTGGACCTCCTGGAGCCGAGCAACTCCGGGCCGCGCGGCGGCAACGGACCGCCTGCGCCCGGCGGCGGCAGCGCGAGCACGCGCATCGATTCGTTCCCGATCCATGACCGCGGCGGCTCCGGCGGCGAGTTCACGCTGCAGGGCGTGCAGCTGCGCGACCAGGGCGACGTCGCGCTCGCGCGCCTGCTGTCGTTCGTGCCAGGTGCCGACGTCTTCATCGACGCCAAGGGCACGGCCGTGGTGTTCGACGCCTCGGACCTCAACGCGGTCGATCAGTACTTCGCCGGCCTGCCGCCCGACACCTGGGACGGCGACGCGGCGGTCGACGTGCTGCGGACATTCATCCGCCCGGAGCGCATCACGGTCCGCTATCAGCGCGAGATCGAGGTCAAGTTCGACTACAGCGACGACTACGGCCCGACGGTCGCCAACCCGGGCAAGAACGCGCCGTTCCTGGAAAACGTGCTGCCGACCGTCGACCCGGTCACGATCATCACCCAGTACGATCCCGAGAGCGATTCGCGGCGGCCGCGTCCGGTGCCGCCCGGAACCTGGGTCTCGGTGCGTGACTGGCTCGACGCGATGGACCAGGACCGCCCCGACGGCAGCGCGCCATGGAACTTCGAGACCATCCGCCAGCTGTGGGTTGCAGGCGACCTCGAGGGCGCGCTCGGCGCCAAGGGGCAGGACCTCAACCAACAGACCGTCAACGTGCCGATGCGCGTGCAGGCGCTGCGCGAGCACTTCCGGCAGACGTTCAGGATCAACCGCCGCTACATGGAGCGCATCCGCGAGCTTCGCGCCGTGCGCGTCGCGCTGCTCGACCCGGTGACCGGCGCGCGCGGTCACGCCAGCGTGTGGGGCCAGGCGTGCATCATCCCGACGGCCAAGGGTTACATGGCCGACCGCGGCCGCGACGGCGGCACGACGGCGGCATATCACAACGTCGACTTCTTCACGCCGACGCAGCAGGGCGGCCGCACGATCGACAAGACGCCGTCGCCGGCTGGCGTCGAGATCGTCGACGAGGAACTCGGCATCTTCCGCATCACGTGGAAGCTGAGCCCGTTCGGCACCGGCGAGTCGATCATTCCGTGCCTGCTCACCGAGGAGGGCGGCCAGCCCCGAGTGCCGCAGCGCGACATGGCGCTGCAGGACGACCAGCCGATGGCGGCCGGGCTCCACATCGAGAGCGGCACCAACGGGATCTTCTTGAGCAAGACGCTCAGGCTGTCCGTGATGATGACCATCGTGCCGGCGTCGCCGAACGACGAGACGCAGTGCCACCCCGTGACCGTGCACGCCAGCGACGTCGCCGGTGTGTTCCGCACCGCGTTCCGGATCCAGTCGGGCAGCGGCCCGGACCTCGACGTGTTCGTGCCGCCCGGCGAGGTCACGGCGCGGTTCGCGTGGCAGGACGACAGCGCGGCGTTCGGCACGCTCGAGAGGCTGCTCGGGCTCGTCGATGCATCGCAGCTGCCGCCGGGCACGCCGCCGCTGAGCATCGAGCTGCCGGGCTTCCTGTTGATCAATGAGGAGCGCAGCCTGACGAACCACGCGATCAGCGTCGGCGCCGAGTTGCTGACGCCGTTCGCTGACAACGTGCAGGGCGACGTGGCGACCGCGCTGCCTGTCGGCGGCGTTCAGCTGCGCGGCAACATGAGTGGCGCCACGGTTCGCGTCGCGGCCTACCCGTCGGCTAAGGTGGACGCGGTGCATTCGTTCCCCGGGCAACAGCGGAAGATTTCGCGCCTCGCGCTGATGCCCGAGAGCGCGCGCCGCATCCTGCTCGGCACCCTGCCCTATCGATGACCCGCCTCGCCGATCGCCTCGACGTCGGGTACTTCCCGCTGCAGGACTTCGCAGCGGCCAAGGACGACACGCCGCTATCGTTGCGCCTGGGCATCGCCGGCGTGCGCATCACGAACTTCCCGAACCCGCAAAGGGGCGGCAACCTGCTGCTGGAGTACGGGAAGGACCACGACCTCGGCACGATCGGCGACATCCACCCGTGGCTCTTCTGGCAGACGCGATCGCGCGCGGTGCGCGGCAACGGCTCGTGGGCACAGGTCTTCGCCTCGATGCTGACTGTGAGCGGCGACCAATACCACTTCCCTGGTGGTCTGCCGATCCGTGATAGCCAGTTCCACGGCGACAGCCGCTACATCGTCAAGGATCTGCGCTGGCCATCGGGCTTCAACTCGCTGGCGAGGGGCACGATGCTCGCGGTGATGCCGGCGACCGAGGAGTCGGCGCAGTACGAACTCGCCTATTGGGCCGACCCGCGCCTGATTGCGCCGGGCGTCGCTGGCCCTGGAGATGCCGGCACGCTGGTGGTCGACCTGCAGCCGACGGGCGAAATCTGCATGGCGAACCAGTCGACGCCAGGCGTCGGCGGCCGGCACGCGCGACTGCAGACCGTGTTCCGCGTGATCGCCGGGGCGCCCACCCTCGCGCTCGGCGGCCTGGGGGCGCCCGGCAACATCGTCGCGATCAACTACACGCTGACGCAGCAGGACGGGATGCCGGGCTACGGCGCGATCTTCTGCGACCTGGTCGCCGGCGGCCCGACGACGGGCGGCGGCGGCCCGGTCACCGGCGGCGGCAATGCGGCGCGCATGTCGCGCATCGACGGCGGTCGAGGCCCTGGCGCCGGCTACGGCTCGGCGAGCGTTCGTGCGCTCGAGGGCTCGCCCGACATCGGCGCTGGCGCGTTCGGCAGCGGCACGGCGAACGCCAGCGGCGGCAGCGAGGAGAAGACGCCGAAGAGCTTCGGCGCGTTCACCGCCTCGCGCGCGGCACGACGCGGCGTCGCGTTCATG